GGTGCAAGTCGCTTAAGTACGAACGCTTGCCACAAGCATCAGGCCAACGATGCCAGCCCTCTTTGGTGAACGTGGACCATACGGTTGTCATAGTTTGCTCCTAACAGAACACTCGTGGTTGATTGCCTCTTGTAATCCAAAAACGTTAAACAATGACATAGCGTCAGTCTTGTAATAGTTTGTCGAACCGTCGGCCTTCTCCACGTCACCGTACTTAGCGGATGAGTACCAAAGTTTGACACCGTAGTCAGAGATGGAACGGCCGGCCGACCTCGCCTTCCAACCTTGCGGCCAGCGAGACGGAGCCAGCCACGATGAGGAGTCACACGAACCGTAGATAGGCAGACTGAACGAGGTTGGATTGGAAGTTACTCCCAACAAGTGATGCCACACATCGGGTACTTCGAGCGACATTTCGTAAATAGCATGAAGCAGTCGCAACCGAACGTTGGGGGCCGCTTGGACCAAGTTGCCAACACAGATGCGGTCATACTCAGAGGTGATTGACTTGTAGTAGTCCTTGCCATCAAGTAGCGGGTGAAAAACGGGTATTGGCGTAATACCGGTTTCTCGTTCAATCATCGCGCGGGTAATTGGCTTGTGCGCTTTGCCGCCTTGGTCCATTTCGATTACCCCCCACACATCTTGCCCATAGGTAGTGACGATGCTGTAGTAGAGGTCTTTCAACTTTTGGAAGCCATCTATCTCGTCGGGCGCAAGCGACAACGCGGTATCCATTGACACACCGGTCTTGCGAACGTGTTGCATGGTCAGGTTGAAAATTCCTGAGTCGAGCAAAATGCGGCGGCCCTCATCGAGCAACTTCTTGAAGCAGTCGAGTGCCTGCTTGGTTTCTAATTCATTGACAGCGACAAGTATGTGTTCGTACGGGAACGCGTCTGCTCCAGCATCAAAATGTCGCTGTGCTGAGGTCGCGGTGAAATAAGCAAAGCGACGCTCTTTGTCAAACGTTCCACCTGTTGTTTGCTTTTTGGTCACGGTGACACACGCTCAACGGACGTCTCGCCAAAGAAAGCGGCGTGCTTGTCAAGAAGATGTCCCGCCAGATACGGAATCGGTTGGACCAAAACGAACGACGATGACTCACCAGCGTCACTAGCGGTTATGTAAATGTCTGGGTACACGCACAGTAGAGAGCCGTCCTTTAGAAACGGTGTGAACAAACTCCAACCGGTGTGAGGCTCAACCACCGCTAAATAGTGACGCCCACTCAAACACCAAACATCGCCGTCTTGTGTCTCATGCTTTGGTTCGCCGTATGCCAAGTCAGCAATGTCAAGCAGTTTGCTTCTGTCTTCATCGTTCGTTGGCTTTGGCTCGTCATCGAACGTTAGAGGTGTATTGAGTTCGTTAATTAGTTCGTCAAGTCCCTCAATGGTGAATCCCGTTCCCTCAAGCGAGGTTTCAGTAGCGGCAAGTGAGGCAAGCAACTCCGCCAGTGCCGCATCATCGTAGGTTGCGAGGTCGTTGCTCTTGTTGTCGACCAACATGATGCGCAAAGCCTGTTCGTCGTCGACGTCAATCTCGGTCACGTCGATGTTGCTCCAGCCAAGTGTCTTGGCGGCCTTCCACGTGTGGTTGCCGGCCAAGATGAAACCGGTCGACGCCTGCACGACGATGGGCCGGTACTGACCGTGCGACTCAAGTGACTGCACGATTGCGCCAACGTCACCTTGACGTACGTTTTGCGGATGTGGACTCACCGAGTCAATGGCAACGTTCTGGACTGTCAAAGACATACGCGCTCCCCTGTTGAACTGTTGCTCCTTTTCTAGCACGTTTAACTAGGCCGGCACAATTACTTCCGATTGGCGTATCGCTTCATGTAAAGCGAGGCGGCCTCTTTGCACAACGGGCATCGACACCGGTAGTTGATGTATCCGTTCCATGTCCCGTGAGGCGCGTTGTCTGGAGTTCGCTCGCGTCGCTGGCCCTGCTTCTCTTTGGTCACAACTTCACCTTGCACTTTGGACAGAACCTGTATCCCAACTCAATGGCCCGCTCGTTGACGCCGGTGAACGGGTCGAGGACTACGTGGTTGCATGTTGGGTCGCGAGCAATCCACTGGAAGGCGTCCCAAGCATTCTTAAACGGCTTGACTACGTTTTGCTCGTCATTGACGCTGACTACCGTTTTCACATTGTTCGTACGAACCTCGTGCATTTCTACACAGTTTTCGTTGGAACTTTGTGTACCCGTCATGTCATAGGTCTCCAGTTCCAATGCGTTGAGAACGATGGTCACGTCACACGGATACTCAACGGGTAGCAGTTCTCCGTTGAACGCTCTGACGCCACACTTCGTGCAGTACCCGTCGTACGTTGGTCGGTGCTTGTAGCGCATCTTGTCTTGGTCTTGCTGGTTCATTGTGCCGCTACCTCACAGTCGCGGAGTTGTGACTCCCATGCGTCGAGTACCAACGTCACGTCACACGGGTACTTGGTGACGCCGCCAAAGAATTGAGTCTTTGAGCAAATAAAGCACGCCGCGGTCCCGTTGATGTCGACCTTGCGATGCCAATACCGCTTTCTGTCTCGGCCATACTGGTTCACAGTTTTTCTGCCTCTCCGTCCCAGCCGGTGGCTCCGTTGAGCCAAGCGGCGAAGGCTTGTCCTAGTTCGTGGTCTTGTATTTTGTGTTCGTCGCAAAAGCGGTCAAAGTCCTCAAAGCCGCTCATCGCAGTATCTCCCTCAAGGTCACGAGCAGTACGAACAGCCCTAGCCAGCAGTAGATGAACAGGGTCATCGCTTGCCCTTCCCTTGCTCGACGCCGAGCCAATAGGCCGTGAACAGCGAGGCCATTGTCAGTAGCAACAACATCACTTGCCCTCCTCAACGATTGACCAAAACACCACGCCGGTCAGCAAAATTAGAAACACGACAATCATCGCTTCCACGCTTTAACGCCGAGCCAGCCGACTACTGCCGCCACCACAATCAACACAACAACAGGCATCACGCCTCTCCCTTCATACGGAATACTCGGTAGCCCTTCTTGGGCTTGACGAACTGAGCGTACATGTCTGGATACGCATCCCTGAACGCTTTGAGGTCAAACGCCTCAGAGTCTTTGGTCGACTTGTACGTGAACAGTGGCGAGCCTTGCCACGTCATCGTCTCGGCCGAACCGATTGCCAACTCAAGGTGCGCCCGCATGGCTTTGGTCTCACGCTCCAACGTGGTCAGTTGGTTCTTGGCCTCGACGAAGTTGAGGTACGTCTCGTACATGAACTCGTCAGCCTCGACACTGTTGCCATCGGACTCTGGGTACAACTTCTCAATCGTCTCTGATGTCGACTTGTGCCCGTCAGGCTCCGGCGCGACACCGCTCTTAACCATGTCCCAAAACTCGGTCTCGCCCTTGATGCAATCGGCCCTCATGCCGATGCCGTAGGTACGGTCGCGCACGGTCAAGCCAACACCGGCCACCAGAGCGGCGAACCGTACTTGTTCGATACCGGTCACACAGGCGTAGTGGAGTCCCTGATACCAATACTGCTCCGGCACGCCATCGTCCTCCCAGAGATGAGCAGAGCCTCGACCAACAATGCCGGTCGTCTTGACCTCAAGTATCGCCTCGATGTCTCCGGGTGGCGGTGTCAGTTGGTCCCACGTCGTGACGCTCCCCTTCACAAAGTTGTCGTTGTCGTGAGCCATGACCAAAAAGTCAAGGTTCGCCAACATGAACGGACTGCCGAGGCTCCTCAGCATGACGGGCCACTTGACCACTGCCGCGTTGTAGTCGCGGGCGTACTTGTACGCAACCACGTCCTCAAGTAGGTGTCCCCAATCCATCGCCTCGTTGCCGATTGCGTCACGCTCGACGCGGCCGGACTTCTCTGCCCACAGTGTGAGGCGCGACGTGTATGGCGATGAGTCAAAGACCGCCGCGCAGTCCGAGCCACCGATACCCGTAGAGCGTAGGTCGAGCCACTGGTCGTGAGTGATGTTGTCTAGATGTTCAATTACTTCGTAAGTCATTGGGTCTCTCCCCTGTAGTCGTTGGTGATGTTTTGGTAATCGGTTGCGTCTGACTGCCACTCGGATTTGTTGCCCAAGCGGATTGCAATCAGGCACGGGTCATGGCCTTCCTCAAACTGAGACTGCTCCAACTCGGTCATTGGTGGCCCGTCGTGTGTGTCGCAGTAGGCCGGCGAGCAAAAGCCGCGCTCTATGCCGATAGCGAGCCACCGCTCTCGGTTGGTCATTAGGTCTGCTATCTCAGTCATTGTTGTCCCCAAACGCCTCGGCAATCGACTCGGCCCAACGTCGAGCGTGAGCCAACGAACCAAACTGGTTGACCTCGCTCAAGTCGCTCAGCGTGGCATCCCACGGGTCGATTGCTCGGACCGTGTAGCGACGCTCTGGCTTTTGACCGACTGACACTTCACTGGTCTCGCCCACGATAAAGATGTTGCCGTACTTGCCGTAGGTCTTTCGTGTGACCGTGGCGTTGCGGAACTTGCCGAGGTCGAGCGGTATGAGCAACCGGCCGTATTCAGATACGTGAGCCATGATGTCGTTCACGTCTCGGTAGTAGCGGGCCGTGTCGACGACCGCTGGTGCTGGCGGCGTCTTGCGGCCAGACTTGAACTTCTTGCTCCACTTCATTGGGTCTCCCTTGTTGTAAAGAATCCTGCTAGTTCAGGCTCCTGCTTCATCAGCAATCGTGAGTAATAAGCACGGTGGTTGTTACTCAACTTGAATCCATCGACGTCGGTTGTCTGCACGTACCACGACCAACGCATCTGCTCGTAGAGCATGGCGATGCCGATACGTTTGTGACCTCGACGCTTGAGTATCAACGCCAATCGGCGCAACTCCTCGTACACGGCCGGATTGGCTTTGTGAAAGACCTCAAACCGTTCTTCGAGTGTTGTGGCCGTGGCGTAGTCGACGTCGGCAAAGGTGAACAGTGTGTCACTCATCGCCCAACTCCATCGCCCAACTCCTCTGCCGTGGCCGCCAGATTGTCAAACGACAACAGTTGTTTGACTTGGTGCAGAGCGTCATCGGCGTCAAAGGCCATGACCTCAAACACACTGGGCGCGTTGACCTTGACCCGATACTTGGTCTTGGTGTAGGTCACGTCGAGGATAAAGCAATCGCCAAGGTCGTCAAACGCCGATGGCTCCTGCTCGCTCCACATGAAGACCGACTCGTCAAGCCACTCAGTCTGGCGAGCCTGCTCGTCACCGGTGGCGATGGTCACGTCTTGTGTCTCACCGGTGTCCTTCCACTTGATGACGCACGGGTAGAGGCGATACCGCATCACTCACCTACCTTTCGAGATGTGTAACTAATGATGGTGAAGATGCTGTTGTCAGAGTCAGAGGTTTCGCTAAACTTAATGTCCTTCGCAATTAGCGCATCGATTAGCCAAGCGGCATCCCATGAGTCGACCTTGACTTCGTAATGTGTCTTAGTAACGGCTAAGCCCATTTTGCAAGAGGTATTTTCGTATTTTGGCTCTGCCTTCGTCTCGATTCCTACGCTCTTTAGAACCTCGTTAATCTGGTGAGTGGTTAGTGTGTTCATTGCCGGCATCATGCACCTACCTTTCGGAAGGTGCAACTGATGACGAGAAACTTCATGCTCTGAGAGTCGAAGTGCCAATCCTCGTCGTAGTTGACTCCGGCTTCGTCAAAAGCCTCAGCGACTGCCTTCCAATTCTTGGTCGCTACGGTCACGCTGTAGTGGGTCCACGTCAGTTCCTCGCTGACGTTTTTGTATTCGGTCTTGGCCTTGAGGTTGAGACCAGTGCTGGCAAGCACTTGGTTAATCTGGCGGGTAGTTAGTTCGTTCATCTGTCCATCTCCTGTCGGGTTACTTGGCTTCGCCCAACGACTTAATTATAAGGCCGGTCAACGGCCGTTGCAACAACATTTTCAGAGTTTTTTTCTGCCAGATACCGCTCGATGCAAACCATGCACCAGCGGCCCGCAGTCGAGCGGAGTGCCCCGCACCTCTGACACTTGTGGCGGCGGTGTCCCTTTGCTGGCATCATGCACCAGCCTGTGTGTTGCACTCAAAACTGTCAGTGCCAGCGTGGTACATCCTGCGGACGAACAGAGAGTTGTAAGACTCGTAGGCACGCTCTCCGCAGTGTTCACAAGTAGTAGGCATTTCTTCATCTCCTATCGGGTGTTACTTGGCTTCGCACCTCGATGACTTAATTATAAGGCCGGCGACCGGCCACGGCAACTACTTTGTCAGATTTTTTTCTGTGGTCTCAAAAGCCTTGAGAATACTGGCCGCGGCCTTTTGGATACGGCTCTGGCTCTGGCTGATTGCCTTGACCGCCTCGTCACCGTTGCCAGCCCAACCGGCCACGTATCCGAACGAGTAGTCGCCGCTGTCAATGCCGATGCTGTGGCACACAACAAAGGCAACCGACTCCGCTTCCAACTCACACAGTCCTCGGTTCGACCTGTAGTCGACGTCGCTGGGCGCGTGCAAGATGGCGTGTGCCAACTCATGCGCCAACGTCTTGACTCGCTGGGCCGGTGAGTTCTTGACCTCGATGCGGATGTGCATGTCGTTGTGCGAGCAGTCACCGTTCACTCCGTCGACGAACTCATGGTCAGCGACTGTGAAGCCGAGCGTCGTCGCTACCTCAACCAACTTGGTGAACGCTCCGTCAACGTCGTCGCCCTCAATCTTGTTCGTGATGTCGGGCAAGTCCTCACCGTCAGTCTGTGAGATGTCGAACACCGACACGTAGCGAAAGCCGAACACTTGCTTGTCGCTCTGGCCCTCGCCGGTCTCGACCTTCGTGACCAGCGGGGCCAAGATGTAAATGCCCTTCTCTCCCTTCTTGACTTGGCGGCCGAGTGACTTCCACGTGTTGTATCCAGCGACGCGGCTGGCCTCTGGGCACTGAGCAAGTATTAGCAACGCGTTCTTTGCCGAGTAGTTGTGAAACGCTGACTGGACCTTTAGGTACTCGGTCCACTTGTCCGAGGTGGTCAACTCCTTGATGCCGTTGGCCAACTTCTCGATGAGGTCGCTGTGGTCTTTCTTGGCGTAGGTCTTGGTCGTCATTAGGCCGCGACCTCGTAGTTGAGTCCGTTAGCGGCGAGGTTGGCGATTGCGGCCTCGGCCTTTTGTTTGGCCTCGACTTCTTCGTCGGCGGCAATCATGTTGAGCATCGACTTGGCAAACTCGATTGCGGCCTCGACGGTTGCGAACAAAACGTCGTCCTTCCCAAACGGCCAGCCGTTGTTCGCGACCCAGTGCTGGCTCACCACACCGTCGACGACTGCGAAGCGTGCCTCGACCTTTGCGCGGGTGCAGTAGCGACCATCGCGGCGCATCTCGATGTCAAGGTACTCGCCACGGTTGCCGGCCTCGAACTCGAACGAGTAGGTGGCCTTGCGCACGAACTCGTAGTAGCGGACCGCGTGTTCCCAGTCCTCGATGAGGTTCTCGCGCTGACGGTTGGCGTAACGCACCGCGTCCTTAAACGACTCCTCGCCCTGCTTGGTCAAACGAGTGACCATCGACTTTTCGGCCGGCGTGGTTGCCGCGGCGCGGAGTTGCGCAACGCAGTCACGGAACATCGCGTAGTTGGTGGTGAACGTGTAGTCAATGGAGTTCGCGTAGTGCGACATCAGGCTGTCGGCCGTGGGCACGACGCGCTTGATGAAACGGTACGAGTTGTAGTTGAGGTAGACCTTTGCGACTACTCCGTCGATGGTGGCCTCTGCTGGCAACACAACGACTTGGTTCTTGGTAACTGCTTCCATCACTTCATCTCCCATCGGGTGGTACTTGGCTTCGCACCTCGATACTTCAAGTGTAATGGCCGGCAACCGGCCGTGGCAACTACTTTTTCAGATTTTTTTGTTTCGTTGGTATTCAAGGCTTTTCACGATGTCTGGCCAGTCTGAGGGCCGCCATACGTAGACCTCACAACCACCGTTGCGGGCAATCTCTTTGAGTTGACCAAGCACTTCATCTTGCGCAAGCGAGAGCCTTCCTTTCTCACGCTTGAGTTCGGCAAAGATGATGCGACGGTCCATCGCTCTAAACATCGTGAGGTCTGGGTATCCCGCCATCGTTGCTCGTCGTGAGTCTGGTATCGCAAACACTTGCCAGCCACTCATGCGAGCGAGCGTCACGACACGTGCTTGGAAGTCGGCCTCGCTCTCGACGTTCTTGAGGTCGTCGCTAGAGAGCAGACTAAAGTTCTTCGGCCTCGACACTCATCACCTCGATGCCGAACAACCACTGCTCACGCGCACGCCTCGCCGCCGACATCTCTGCCGGTCCCGCCCATGAGTGAACGACGTAACCATGCTCCAACGCCCACTGAGGATGCTCAGTGATGTAGGCGTGGCATGCGCGACACAGAGCCAAGCAGTTGTCGGGGTCAGTGATGGAACCACCACGAGCGCGTGTCTTGATTTCGTGAACGTCAGTTGGTTGGCCCCAACACAATCCGTCGATGCCGGCCTCACACCTTGCGACACGACCTAACACAATCCGTCGCGTCTCTTGTCGGGCGACCAGTTGTCCTCGTCGCTTGGCTGAGATGGGATTGACCGAGGTTCGTTTCATAAGGTGTCGGGCACTTGCATCTCTGGCCATCTCTGAGTCCTCTCAAAATACTGAAGGGCTTGGTTAGTGCATGACTGACACAGATGCGGGTGCGCTCCCCAGTACGCCTCTAGTCGACGGACTGCCCACGTGTCGCACGCGTCGCAGTATCCGGGTAGCAACGTCTGCACCTCATGGAAGTTACTGACGAGCATGTCAAACAGTTCTTGCGTTGGCTCTGGTGTCACGTTGATGAAGTCTTGGTCGCGCTTGATGTAGATAGAAGTGCGGGTGTCTTGGAGTCTGACCAACAGGTCAACCAACTCTGGGAGTTGAGGCTCTGGCGAGTCTGGTTGGTTCACTCACTCAAGTTAGCATCGGGCACAAACGGTTGCCCTAAGACCTGACACCTCATCAGTCGCGCTCGCTCGGTGACGCTCAAGACATGACCGTACAGATTTAATTCGATGGTTCTGGCCCGCTCGGTCTCGGCTTGCTCGTCTGCTGAGGCTTGGTTCAAATGATGGTTCTTATGGTTAGGGGTCCGTGGTGGACCCTCTGACGGTCCATGGTGGACCCTCTGAGCGTTTGTTTGGGACCTCTGGGGATTGCTCAGAGGTACACCTGTAGACCCTCTGGGCGAGGTATCGGGCAGACAGAATCCGTAGACGTTGGCCCTGTGTTGGGCGGCGGGCCGGTCGAGGTAGATGATGCCCTGCTCCAACAGGTAGCCAATCGCTCGCCGGATACTGCCCTTGCTCAGTCCCGTCTTTTCGATGAGTAGGGCCTGTGAGGGCCGTGCCTCGGTCCCGTCATCGTGGGCGTGGTCTGCCAAAGCGATGGCGACCAACTTGGCTGTGGGCGGCATTGGGATGCGCCAGATGTAGGTCTGGACTTTGATGCTCATTAGGTTCCATCTCGTTTGTTACTTGTCGTGCGGGCGACGCAACTTTAATCTGAGGCTCTGGCGCAACTCGACTCGTTGCTTGGCCGTGGTCCCCGCCCAGTATCCGTACTCCTCGTACTTGAGAGCGTGGCTCAGACAAGAACTGACGACTGGGCACGTGAGGCATAGGACCTCAAGATGCTCCGGCACTGACATGCGGGCGTTTCGCTCGTAGTCAAAAAACTCACCGGTCGGCGTGTCTCGACACGACGCGCCCAGTCGCCAATCCTCGAGCCTCATTACGGCTGGTGTTTGGTGATGTCGGCCAACATGGCGTACGCCTCGAACAAAGCCAACTGGAGCAACTGCACGTTGCTCAACTGGCCAATCGTCGTTGCCGACTTGCCGCCGTAAATGCGTTCGGCCTCCTCGGCCGTGACCGCGGTGTCTGGTCCGATTTTCTCGACCATCTCCTTGAGTAGCGAGCGGGTCAACTCGCTGTAGGTAACGGCCATTAGAAAGGCTCCTCGTCGTAGATAGGTGCTGACGGTCGCGGTGCGGCCATTGAGTTGCCACTGTTGCGGCTCACCGTGGCGGTGGCAAAGCGTAGGTCCGGACCAACGCTCTCGACCTTGAGTTCGATGACTGACCGCTTGTTGCCGTCTTTGTCGTCCCACGAGCGTTGCTTGAAGTTGCCGGTCACGACAACACGGTCGCCCTTGCGCAACGAGTCGGCTACGTTCTGGGCAATCGTGCCCATAGCGTCGCAGTCAAAGAACGAGGTCTGCTCGGTCTCGACACCGTTACGGTCCTTACGCTTCTCACTCACGGCCACGGTGAAACGGGCCACGGCCATGCCGCTGTCCAAGAACTTGAGTTCTGGGTCCCGCGTCAGGTTGCCGGTGATGTTGGCACTGCTGTTCATTTCTGTTCTCCCTTGTTGTAGAGGTAGGCGACTATCGCCATTCTGATGACCTCTGATTCTGAC